GAATCTAATGACATAATACCTGAAGGACCTGTGTTAGCTCCTTTTTTTAATGAACCATGTAAATCTTTTTTAATTAATAAATCTTTTTCTGCTTTTGTAATATAAGCTAATTCTGTTTTAGGTGCTTTAGGATTTGATTTCCATTTAACAGGAACGGTTACAGTTTTTTGTTTACCTAAATAATTTCTTGCAGGTTTTTCATTACCCTGCATTTCATATTTAATTTTTTTATCTATTGCCATTATCTCATTCCTCCTGGTGCAACATCTAATCTAAATGTACCAAGTTTCCAATCTTGGTTAGACCCTGTGTTAGAAATTTTTAATGCAACTGACCTTGCTCTTATTCTTGTACTTTGAAAAGTTTTAGATGAAGTAATTGTAAAATCTTTAGTAACTGGCGTACTGTTAGGATACATTCTTGTTGTAAAACTAACTTTAGTGTCACCAGTTTGTGTAATAAAGTCAGGTATAAATCTACTTATTCTCATAATGTATTCTCCGTCTCCTCTAAGATCTGGTGTACCAACTACTTGACCTGTATTACTTCTTCTTTGTGTAATATCAAAATCTCCAGAAGTTATAGTTGCTATAATTGCAGTTACTGCTCCACCAGCATTAATTTGATCAGTCCCTGTTTCCTGACTATAGTATATCGTACTTCCATCTGTATTACCAATAACATCTGAAGAATCGTTGTCGGCTAACCTATAGTAAGTTGCATGTGGTTTATCAAATACTGCAGAATCTTGCCACGCTGCTCTAGGTAAAGTACCTGTTGTCCAAATAGGTTGTTTTGTTGTTGAGTCTAAATAGTTATATGTAACAACACGGTTAATTTGATCTGATGCAGCAGTACAATAAAACCAACTTACTTCACCAAAAAGATTATTTAACCCTGCATTAATAAGATCTCTAGAAGTAGCATTTATATCATCATATACATGGTCTTCTACAAGACACGGCATAGATGCCAGTTGACCATCATAAGTAAAGAAACCATTTTCAGACATCCAATAAGCAGAACCATCTACTTCTATACAGGCATTTTTACCAAACAATCCACAGTTAGTTCCTACTTGTTCAAAGGAGAAAGTAAAAGGTTGGCCTACAAATTTCATAAGAAACAATGCAGTATCGGTCCATACATAGATTGCATCTCTACCTTTAATAGCCCCCATAATTTTAGAACCATCTGCAAGTCTTTGTGTACCTGCCGTATTCTCAGCTTTAACTGTGTACGAATCTGTTTGATCAATACTTTCTTGAGAAGAAAATCTTATAAACATGTCATCTTGTGTATTAGATGTTCCGACAGTTGTTTCTGTTCCAAAAAATACTAAGTGTCTATCAGGTGTAGATACCAATACGTGTCGTGATGCTGTTGGTGCATTAGGTAATACTGTTGCTCTAGTATTAACAGCTCCTACTGCTGAAGCATCCCATTCAAAACATTTGTTATTATAAATAAGTGCAATTAATTTTGTACCATAGTTATCAAGAATCCATAAACCAGGATCAATTGTAAAGTCAGAAGATGCTGGGTCTCCCCACCCTGCAAAACTAGAAATATTTGTAACTGTAGCACCACCACTATGTCCTGCTTTTGTAGTGCCATTAACTTCTCTTGCACCACCACTTAATATATTAGTTGTAGTATTATTATTTGTATAACTAATATCTTCTGTACCTATTCTTATTTCACCAGCCGAAGGAAAAGCTGCTGAGTTTGTTAAAGGAATATCAGTTACAGTATCATTAATAGTAGAGGCTAAAGTCGTAGTCGCAGCACCTAAAGATGTACCACCATATAAACCAGCACCCCAACCAAAACCACCTAATTGTTGAGAAGGGCCTACTCTAAAATAACAAAGTATAGAAGTGCTATTTCCATCACTTGTAGTCAAAGGTGTTCCTGACTCTTGGGCTTCCATTGTAATTGTAAAAGTTGACGTAGTTGGCACGGATGTCACCATGTATTTAATATCTTCAAACGTAGCATTACTGTAAGTCGACGCTGCAGGCACTCCTGTTACACTATCAAATAAAACTATATCATTTTCAATTAATCCATGAGACCCGGTGCACGTTACCGTGACTGTTGTAGATGATGATGTACTTGTAAATGTTGCGCCAGTTAAAGTAGCTCGAATAGGGTGGATGTCATAATACGTACCCCCTGAATATACGTATAAAATTCTGTTAGTTCCAATAGCTGCATATTTAATGCCGGCGTTATCGTCCCAATGATGAATAGCTCTAGCTGCACCCGTTAGTTTTGTTTCACCTAATTGTGTCCAACCACCTATTTTTTCAGGTGAACCATATCTAAAACGAACAAAATCACCATCAAACCATTGCCCTTCAGCACCGGTCTCTGTGACTTGTTTATTAAATCCTGGAGCAAAGCCTAATTTTTGTAGCATATAAAAACCTGTTTATTATGGTTTATATTAAATTTAATGCTATATCAAGATTTTGTTATCTAGCGGTTGCTGGTACAGCAGTTGATGATACTATTGATTGTTCAGCAAAAGCCATGTAAAAGTATGTTGAACCAGAACCATTACTAGCATCTGTTGTATCTCTTAATTTAAAACCATTACTTACAAAATCCATTTGTCCTACACCGTCTGTTTGTGCACCATCTGAATTTGCTACTAAAACATTACTTGCTACGTTAAATGGTGCTATTTTATTATCTCTCATCCACCAAGAACCACTACCACTACCCGTTCTTTTTACCATAACAAAAGCTGGTTTAAATCCTAAATAAATAAATTGCCCATTTGCATTCCCGTTTCCAACATATGTATTACCAACGCTTGAAAATCCTTTAACACTTCTAAATAAATATACAATCATATCATTTCCATTACCATTTGTTCCAGTATCAGTTCCAACTGTAAATACTGATGATGTAGGAGATGTATTATTATAGTAAGTGCTAGAAGTATCTGGACCACCAGTGCCACCTAATTGTAATGCTTTTGTGTTTCCTACAGCTTTAGTGTAAATTTGCCATTGACTTGTGGCTGATAAATTTTTTGAAATCATCATTTCTGGAACTGCCGCCAATGAATGTGCAACAGTATGATTAGATGAATTTCCAGTATGTGCAACAATATCAAACCCAGCAGTTGCAGATTCTTTCCACTGCCAAGCTACAAATGTTTTAGAGTTTGCATTTGCAAGACCATCTGAACCCAAGGTGAATCCATTAGTTCCAAACGCTGTTAAAGAGGTATTTTCTGTACCTTGTGCTTGGGTTAAATTAGAAAATATTCTTTTATATACACCTCTAACGGTATCAAACAAAGTATGATTGTCGGCATTACTTCTCATTTTAAACCAAATCCAATTTGGAGATAGATCTGAATTACCATCATTAGTAATAGCATTTGTACCAGCATTACCAGTATAAGTCTTTGCTTGAAAGTATGCTGTTGGGTCGTCAATAGTTGTATAAGCCATTATCCATACTCCGCTAAGTTTTTTGTGCATATTGCAAAATGTCCAGATGGCACTGCGTATTCAAAATTTCCAAATCCATCTGCATCTGAGTTGCTTGATGATATAGCATACATTGGACAACCAAAATTTATTTCGTATCCTATTGAACCACTACTCCAATCTCCAAAAGCTGGAAAGTATGCACCAAAATCTACAGTAGATGGAGCCGCAACTGTATAAAAAGTATTTGGGGCTGCTTCATCCCAATTTCCTGAACCATCACCCCAACCACCATCTTTACTAAATGTAATTCTGTTATTATCAAAATCTAATGAAATTCCTATTGTTGCTGTATGATCGATATGGCTACCAAGGTCTTGCACTTTACTATTATTGTGCCAAATATTTCCATCATTTAAATATAATCCATATTTTTGTGCTGTCTCTAACATAGCACTATTAGTAGCACCTAAAATTTGTGTGCCTACTATTCCTACTGCTCCAGAAGAAGCTGCAAGACTATCAGAAACATATTTTGCTTCATAATACCATTTGCCTTTTGTTAATGCAAAAGTTGCAAGAGAAGGCGCTGTGTTTGATGATGTTGCAGTTAAAAGTTTTAAATTACCCTCAGTTAAGGTTGCGGCTTGATAATAATTTTCTAGTGGGTTCATAGTACAAAAATTATTTGTGCAAGTATCTGTCTGTTGGACTAAAGTTCCAGTTTTTGTTAGATCCGTGCCGCCGTTTGCGTCGTTGCCTAGGTTACTGCTATCTTGAAAATCTAAATAAAAACCATTTGTACCAAAAGTTAATCCTGATACACTTTTTGGTTTCCATATGCCTGTGTCCTCATCAGTTTCTCCAAACGAACTTGGAGTTGCACCAGTGCCATCTAAATAAACAAATTCTGCCATAGTCATTGGTGCATAAGTTGTAGCAGCACCATATCTACCAATATTAATTACATTACCACCACCAGAACCAATAAGTGGCCCCATAGAAAATGTTGAACCTTGTTGAACTCCATTTACATATAGTGTTCCTGTTCCACCTGAATTTTTCCAAACCCAATGATACCAGGCGCTTGGATCACGATAATTTCTTCCTGTACCATCATTAACATGACCAGTACCTTCATTATAAAAATCTAATATTCCCGTATTTCCATCATTCCATTTTGCACCAGAAGCACCAGAGTTATCACCACCTGTCCAAAAATATCTTTGACCGATAGAAGAAGAACCAACATATTGATTAGTTAATTTAACCCAAATAGAAATTGTAAAAGTTGTGCTTGGAGAAGAAACAGATTTGTGTAATGAACCTTCTTCAAAATTGCATGAGTTAGCTACATCAAAACCACCTGCTACTGCTGAGTTTGCTGGTATAATTATTGACATGGATTAACTCTCCAATGTTGGAAGTTCGCCTAATGGTCTTTCATGCACAGGATTTTCTTCTGTGCCTGTATTTACAAATGTGTATAAAGTTTCTAAAGCTGGAGTATTACTTGCATTTGTTATAGCAGTTTCCATTTCTGCTTGTTTAGTTCTAACTGCATCTCTGTGAGTAGATATAGCACTTGGTATAGCAGTAGATTTTTCTGTGTTTCTAGTTATATACCAATCAGTTTTAGCTAGTTCATTAGCAACTGTTATTTTTAAATGTCTAATTAAATTATATTTTAATCCTCTATCTTTAACTTCTCCTTCAGTGCCTTTACCATCTATTTCATCTTGTGCTGTAAATAAAGTATCTGCATGAGGTTTAGCTGTAGCTGATCCATAACTTGCAGTTACAGTTTCAGCAGATGCGTCATAAGCAAAAGAATGATTAGTATTAGTGTACCACTTTTCATTTTTTTTATTACTATCATCAAATACTATTTCATGAATACCAATAGCTTTTTTTTCTTCTGCAGACCATTTAGTAAATATATCTGCTGGGTATTGTAAATCCCCTAAAGTAAATCCTTTGGGGTTATTGAAGTATTTTGTGATTGTTCCTGATTCTACTAATGCGTACATAATATTCCTATGATAAAGTTAATGCTAAAGTCTGACCTATTAATAACCATTTAGCTCCGTTATATCTAAATGAAAATATGTCACCTAAGTTTCCTGTTGATGTTAAAGTTGGAGCCGTATCCGATGGAAATTCGTAAACGGCATTCCATGTAATAGTATTAGTTCCTCCAGCATCTTGAATAACCAATAATGATATCATTTGACCCGCAGCTGCACCTGTTCCTGAAGGAGCTGCCATAGTTCTGTTAGCTGTAAGTGTTACTTTTGCAACTGGGCTAGCAATTACATCCCAAACAATAGTTGATGCATCTGTTAAAGTATCTTCTGTATTTAACACAGCACCAGATATTGTTGTTAAATTATTAGCGTTAGCTGATAATACTTTTGAAGCAGCACTTGTGCCAAGTGTTGCAAGGTCTGAGTAGTTTAATTCAGCACCTGTTGCGGTTACTGCTGTTCCACCATAATTAAGATCCCCAGCAGCTACTGTAATTTCTCCAGTGCCTTTGGGAGTTAAAGTAATACCAACATTAGTTTCACCTGTCGCAGATAAAACAGGACTATTTCCTGTTGAAGCATTTGCTAAAGTCAATTCATTAACCGCTGAAGCTGTAGCTGTTAAATTAAGTAATTCATTTCCGTTAGTGTCTAAAATGTTTGTTCCAATTTTAGGACTAGTTAAAGTTTTGTTTGTTAAAGTCTGTGTTCCTGTAAGAGTTACATCTCCTGTTCCAATAGTTGCTTCAAAAACTCCAGTGTTTGTTGCAACACCATCAAGATAAATAAGTTTATATCCTTTGTCTGTTGCTGAAAAAGTAACAGTTGCACCTGAACCAGAAACAGCTTTTAATTGTACTGTGTAAGCACCCGATGTACCATTTTTAATAATATAAAAATTTTCTGTAAGTAATGGAAAAGTGACAACTCTAGCTCCACCTATAGATCCTGTTAATTCTATAATTCTGTGTTGAGCAGTGCCTGTTAAAGCACCATCTGCTATTGTTAAAGCTGTTGGTGTCCCCGAATCAGTTACCGCTTGAGAATTAACTCCACCAGTTAATTGTTCTACAAGACTTAAATTTGCGTTTGTTTTTGTTCCCCAAGTACCAGCATTTTCGCCGGTTGCCATTAGTTCTAAACCAAGATCCGTATAAGTTGATGCCATAATTTTGTTCTCCTAAGCTACGTGTGTTACATCTGTATACGATGTTTCGCCTTCAACGTCAACATCGGAATAATTAGTATTTCCGACAATATTAACATCTTGATATCCTAGTACAATAATGTCTCCTACACTAGACACTGCTTCTTGTCCAGTTAATCCCATTACATCTGAAGGAGAAATAGCACCTACTGCACTTGTTGCTTGAACACCTGTAATACCTAAAGCCATTCCATCAGGTACAATTGAACCTACTGCACTTGTCGCTTGAACACCAGATATATTTATTAAGTCTTCTGCATTTGTTGTAATTGATCCAACCCCTGATGTTGCACCTATTCCTGTTAAACCTATTACATCAGCAGGAGTAATAGAACCTACGGCTGATGTTGCAACTAAAGTTGCTAATCCTTGAGTATGATCTGCACCGTTATTTAAACTTAACTGTCCTTCAGAAGATGTACCTACTTGACCGGTTAGTGTAATTGTTGGTGATATAACAAAAGTAAAAGCACCAACATTTGATGTTGCACCTTGACCAGTTAATCCTATTACATCTGCTGGAGTGATTGAACCTACGGCTGAAGTTGCTTGTTGCCCTGTTAAAACTTCTATACCTTCCTCTACACTACCCCAACCATTTTCACCCCAGTCAAGAGTACCCCAACCAGGTCTTAATTCTACTGTAATTGATCCTACTGATGTTGTTGCTTGTTGTCCTGAAAGAGTAACTGTAGGTGCATCTCCATAACTTTGTGCTCCCCAACCAAGTCTTCCCCAACCTTGTGTTATTATATTGGTGTCACCATAATCTGCTTGTCCCCAATAAGAACGTCCCCAACCATCTGTGTTTGCTTGTCCACCCATTCCTGAGTGGTTTGTACAATAATAATATAAAGTTGATGGCGCACCGTTTTGAACATCTATTTGGGTGTAAGCTCCAGCTTGTCCAGGAGTACCGTTTGTAGTAACACCAGTTGTATAAGGAGTTGAATTTTCACTGTCGCTTGAAAATCTTAAAGGGTGACTATTATTAGAACTATCTGATTGATCAAATTTATAAATAAGGCCTGCGCCTATCATTATTGTGTCTTGTTGAACACCATCTATAAAATATTTATTTCCTGAACCGGTACTGACTACCGTTACGGTAAATGTTTTAGCAATTGACATAAGGAACTACCTCCTTATGCTATCCTAACGATTGCTGTTGA